ATTTTGAACTGCTCCGCCGATGCCAACTTTACAAATTTCATTGTTGGAATTGGGCAGAACTGGTGCATTTGCTGTTGGGGGCGTATTGTTAACTACCGTACTCGACACGGTATTTGTTTCAGCCAAAGCATAGTTAACAGAAAAACCCATTAATAAGCCTAAACAATACAATATACATAATGCAAAAAAATTATTTTTCCTCATTGAAACACACCTCTATCTGGTCTGTAGTAAGTGTTAGGATCTATTTCTTGTGGTAATAAAACATCTGTTCCCCAACTTGTAACACAGTACACTAAATATTTAGGGTGATACTCTAATATTGTATATGTTCTAGTATCTATATTTAAATAATAAGCTGAAACTAACATTTCAGGATGTTCTCTATATGTATTGTCAGGTCCTTTTACTTTTGTAAATTGCACGGCACTCCACATAAGTATTTCACCTTTTTCCGTTATAGTATTAAAGGTTTCTTCATGACTAGCACACATGACTGGCTTTTCATTCCATGCTGCACTCCATGAGTTTTGCACCGATAAAAAGAAAAAAAATATACTTAGCAGTGCTAAGATGAGATATACAATTCCCTCTCTCACTAACACCTCCAGCGTCTACGAGCTTGTCTTAATCTTGAGTTTGGGTTTTTTGCTGCCTTTGGAAATTTTTTCATTTGTCCTGCACTTCTAGCACAGAACGATTTTCTTCTTTTTGCTGCTTTAGAACCAGGCTTTACTTTACCTGTAACAGCAGTTTTTAATTTAGAGCCGGGATTATCTCTTCTGTATTTAGCGACACCAGCCTTAGTCATTCCCGCCCCAGATTTTGTGGGGCGGAAATATTTTTTAGTTTTTGGTGGCTGTTTGTCTGCCATTACGCAAATATACAGGTCAGTGAAGTCACATTAGTTAATGTAGCATGTATCCTATCTTGGAATCTCATACCTGTATCACCGATGTAAGTTTCAATAACTGCTGTCGCTGATGCAGGAGTATCTAAATCTAATCTAGTTGCCCCTCCACTACCGTCTTTTAAAACGATACTACCAGCAGATGCACCACAGACAGCGTGAATAGCTATCAGTCTTGCGGGACCTGTGCCTACGTTTCCTGTAGCAGTTACTTTAGCCGATCTATAGTTAATCATAACTTACTCCTAACTTAATTTAGGTAAGCCTTCACCCGGTTGACCTTGATCTACTACGAAATAATAAAGGATACCTGTAATTGTACCACCTGTAGCAGCAGATGAACCTTTACCACCAACAATTTTAATTTTTTCAGTTGAAGGTGTGTCTAAATCACCGAGAACTGCACCTGAGCCTGAGTCACCACCCCAAATAGTTGTAACGCCTCCTGCATCTGCATCGCCCTCATTGATTAATCCATCAATGTCTACAAAGTTTGTACCACCATCGAAATCAGTAAAACCAATATCAATAGTTGGATTTGTTCCACCTGTTGCATCTGGATTAAATGCTACACCTGTAATAACACAGTTTTTTGGTAAAACTACTTTTCTTGTGTCTGTTGCAGATACTTGAACATCAGTTCCTGCATCCGCTGTTGGAACAAAATAAAACTGTGCTGCCATTAGCATGGATCCAGCATAAGTCTCTCTTTTGTTGTCTCCACCATTAGATCTTACGATCCCAGTGAATGTTGTTCTATTTGCCATGTCTTACTCCTTTGTAAGTCCTCCGAAAAGGTCATGTTTGTTAATAAAATTATATTTTGACATAAAAAAAGGGCGGAGTCAAAGACAACCGCCCTTTAGCATTCATGCAAACTATTACTTATGCGCCGGATGTTCCGAAAATACCTCTAGGATCTGAGAAACCAAATGAGTATCTCTCTCTAGCTTTGTATCTGACGTTACCTGTATCGAAATCACCTTCCATGTTTGTAGAAAGTGCTGTTCTTGTGAACATTTTTAATCCGTTAGGTGCGTCAGTCTTTATGTAGAATGCGTTAGTGTCGGTTAAGAAGTGATTTACCACATAACCTTCAGGAATCATTCCCATGTTTCTGACAGCATTAACGTCATTGTCAGAAGTTCCCGGTCTTAGAGCGGATGCCAATAATCTATCAGCAGTAAACTGTAGTTCTTTTGGAACAATCAGTTTTCTACCCTGAGTAGATATTTTAAGACCACGCTCATCCACAAATGCAGCAATGTCAATCAAAGACTGCTCAAGTGATGTTTCATTAAGATCAGCATCAGTCGCTAATCTGTTTGACAAAATACCACCTTGTGCTAATGGGTGTTCAGTGTTGATAAGTGATACACCATCACCACCAGGATTAGTTCCTGCAGCACCTGCGGCAGCAAAGGCTGAGTTTAAAACATCAGCTCCTTTTACTTGCTTTGTGTTTGCCATTGATCTTGCAAGAGCTTTTGTATAACGAGATGAAAGCTGATCGTAAAGGTTATCTTCGATTGCCTCTTCTGTTATTGCAAAACCTAATGCAATTGTTTCGTGTGTATAGCGTGAAGTGTAAGCTTCAACTGCTGTGTCGAAAGATATACCAGCACCCTCTGCTTTTGTTGGAGCAGAACCGAAACCTGATAACATTACCTCTTCTTCAAACGCTCTGTCTGAAGTTTCGTTATCAAAGATTTCTGCGTGTTCGTTTTCATATCTTGCGTATTCCAGGCCAAATAGTGCATTTAAACCCGGCTCTAACTCTTTAACGAGTTGACTTCTAGATATAGCCATAGTTTAACCTCCTATATGCCTGTTGTATCTCTATACTGATGCTTATTAATTCTAACAAGAATGTTAGCATTAGCTACAGTATAGTCGCTGTTATCTGGATCTGTTGAAAGATCATATACAGCGAAGTTGGAAGCGTTACTGGTTGCAAAGCTACCACCGTCAATTGCAACGTTAGAAATACCTGATTTGGTAGATCCTGCGCTGTATGTTGCGATGTTAGCAGTTGAACCAACTTGTGCTCGTCCGCCATTTGCGTCATCTACTTTGACTTCGAAAATGACATCAGGATCACTAATTACGTTTGCAACTATGTCGTCAGCTACAATCGCACCTGGATAGTGGTTTGAAAATGTTGGTTTTTGTGTTGTTGGGTCTGTATAGAAACAACCATTAAAAATACCAACAAGCTCAGCACCGGCAGATGATCCACGAGAGATTGATCCGTTTGCATTAAGCACTACAGGATCTCCCATAAAAATGGAGTTCGTTTCGTTACTAGCGATGGTCATTTCTTGTTGACCTTGTCCATTATAATTGGAACCCATCATTAGCACTGGACGAAATCCAAAGTTGCCTTGTTGATTTGCCATAATATTACTCCTTTGTAATATGTTGTTAGTATTGGTCGTTCAACAAACCGTGCCGATTACGACTTGTTTCCTGAACCAAAAGTTACTTTGGTTTGCCTTTGGGGTTTACTGATCGGCATCCTTGGATCCTCGATTTTCAGTAGATCGCTGTCGACAGCTTCTTTTTGACTGTTCGATAAATTTTTGTAATAAGCATTACGCTCTTCAACTATCTCTACTGGCATACGAGCTAACAGTAACCCACCTACCCCTATAACTCCTGCGTGTTTACCATCTTCAATAGTAGGAAGTTGCCAGTCAGGATATTCGTCGGCTCGGACTAATTCCCAACCTTCTCTTAATTTTCCCATGACGTTTTTGTTGTCGTCAAATCCTCTGACTGATTCCCTTATCCATCGATGTTTGTATCCATCAGGTGCTGGGGGTGCGTCTAATGATGAAGGTCGAGTCCAACCTTTTTTACGAGATGTCTTCTCCCTAGTCTCACTAGATCTTAGCGTTTTATTTACCATATTGTCTCCAATCTATACATATTTTGCGTATTGTTCAAGTGTAAGCCCTAGTTTTTTTGCTATGGCAACTTGACTAGGTGTTAATTTAACTTTCTTTGCTCCAGTGGTTTTTCCTGTTCTAGACGCTCCAGAAACAGTTTGAGGAGCTTTTTCTTTAACTTCTTTCTCAAATTTTTGAGGAAACTGCTCTTTCATATACTGATTAATCTCAGTGTAATAATCGTCACTCTTAGGATCAAAGCCTTCATTTAAAAGCTTTTTATGATGAGCTAAAGCAGTGAAAGTCATTGCCTCATCTTTACCAAACCACTCATTTTCTTTTGCCCACTCCTCTGCTCTTGGATCAGGCTGTCTAGCAGGAGCTTGAGTTTGATTGGTATCTTGATTTTGAGATGATGAATTTTCTTTTTCTTTTATAAGCTTTTCTCTTTGTTCTTTTGAAACTATCGCTCTCTCCTCTTCAATCGCAAGTCTAGTCAAAGATCTTTGAGCTTCTACTTCAGCGTTTACATCGTTATTAATTCTAGCGTCTGCCAAAGCTTTTTTAGCCTGTTCAATCTGTGACTTTACTCTAGTTTCATATTCTGAAACATAGTTAGCGTCCAAAGATTGCATTTTTTGTTCAGCCTCTTGAACTTTCTTTTTAGCACTTTCAGCAAATTTTATGGCTTCAGCTTCTCTTTGTTCTGATTTTTCAATTCTATCCAAAAGTTTTTTAATTCTTCTTTGAACATTTTTGGAATACTTATCTAAACCATCGTCTTTAGCTTCCTCTTCATCTTTAGGCTCTTCTGTTTTTTCTTCAGATGTAACCTCTACTTTTTCTTCTTTTACTTTCTCTTCTTTAGTAGATTCTTCTTCTTGAAGCTCAACCTCTTGACTTTCTCCTGTAGTGTCAAGGTCTACCATTTTTTCTTCAGCCATTTTTTTCTCCCTAATACAAAGTTAATATATCTGTTGGATCTTCTACCGTGGACAAAATCTCATCATCATTCAATATTCTGATTTCTCCACCTTCAATTTTTACTCTAGAACCTGCGTATCTTGCAAAAACTACCCAATCACCTTCTTTACACCAAGGTCCATTTGGATATTTAGTTTTATCTGCATAAGCATCAGGTCCCATGTTTAAAATTAAACCAACATTAGTTGTAAGTTGTTGTTCCTCTATTGCTTTATCGGTAAGTAATAAACCACCTTTTGTTTTGTCAACTCCTTTATGAGGCAAAACTACTATTCTCCAACCTGTTGCTTGAGGAACTCTATTCATAGCAGGTTTCTTATTCTGATCTTTCTCATCTTTCTTATTGTCTAATTTTCCTTTTAAATAACTAGGAACAATTAATTTACTCATCTTTAACCACCTCTTTTAATAAATCTTGATAATCTAACATTAAACCTTCTAAAGCGTGTAACTTACCTAACTCATACTGATATTGATCATAAGAGCTGACTTGTCTACTTAACAAATCATCTTTTTTCTCATCAATTTTTTTTGAAATGAGTTGTTTTACTTTGTAATCAAAATGTTCAATCATCCTGAATTAGTTTTTTTTAACTTGTCGAAACTGCGGATTCCGGCCATTCCTAATAATGCCATGACCAACGGCATCAAAACAGCCATATCCAACTGAGGTAAAGGGGCGTGTTCGATGCTGAAAGCAGCAAGTATGAACATGATAAATTGTTTCAATACATACTCCCACAATATTGCTAGAGCACAGCTCATCCCGATTAGAGGCCGCCAAGCTCGTTGCATAATTCCACCAATTCCTGTGGCAGTGGACTTAGCATCAGCTAAGTTAATATCCATTTGTTTGGAATTAATTTCGTTTTCTAATTCTTTGAGTTTTGTTTTTGCGGCAAGTTTTTCTTCCTCTGAGGTGTGAACAGAGTCTATTACCTTACCAACCGTTTCTACTAGAGAACCACCTAATAATTTATTAAGAACCAATATATACTCCTAACGCAAGAAAAACGACAGCGATAGCTACATCTCTTTTCTTTACATTAGAAGCCAAGTTTTTAACTTTTGATAGTATTTCCATTAAAATACTCCTTCAAATTTAAGACCTTTAGATGCTATTCCATAACCTCGTTTGTGTTTTTTATCCTCAGGTACAGGGCCTACTGGCATGATCTTACCTGGTGGAATAGATAAACCTTGTGATTTAGGTCCCTTTTTAGGGGGAACTGTTTTTGTAAGTTTTTTAGTCATTAGTGCAACGTTAGACTTTTTTCATCATTTTGCAACCTAGAAATTTGATTAGCGATGTAAGCATCAGCTATCTGCTCACCATAAGCATCAACTATTGTTTCACGACTCATAGCTAACATAACTTGAGCTAACTCAACTAAATTCATTCCTTGATCTACCTGACCTTGAACAAAAGTCCTAGTGTCATTAATAATCTTTTGAACTCTCTTTTCAGTTTCTTTGTCCATGTCAAAACTATAATACTTATCACTTGGTCTTTCTAGATTTTTTTTCAACGCCTTTAATAACTCCTTTGTTAGCCGACGCATAAAAAATCTGTTTACCTTTTTTCTTTCCATATGTCTTCTCCATGGATTTCTTTATTTTGCTACCCTTTTTTGTTAGTGGCATCTCTTCTCGCTTGATTTAAATTTTGTGTAGTCATCTTGTCATACTGAACCTCAGCACGTTTGTCTGCGATATCATAATCTTTTTGTATTCTAGCTTGATCATTAACTGTTCTTTGTTTTAATTTTTCAACATCCAACTGTAATTTAGCAGCATCTAATTGAGCATCAACTTGATCTTTTTGAGCGTTCTGTGCTAATTCTTGTTGTTTAAGTTGTATGACGGGGTCAGGTTTACCTTGTCCGCTGAGTTGTGCTGACAATTGTTTTATTTCTGCCATAAACTGTGCCTCTAATTTTGCTACTGCTTCATCGACTTGCTCTTGAGGAAGTTGACCCTGTTGCACTAAGAACATCACTTGTTCTTTTGCTTTTAATGATACATGTTCTAAAACGTGTTTTTGTAACTTCATTGCCATGGGTGGATTACCCAATACCATTTGATTAGTTCCAAAAATTAAGTGATTTTGAATGTGAGCGTCATGATCTTGTCCTTCATACGCTCTTAACAAATTACTATCTAATAAATCAGCGTGTTCCATAGCAGGATCTTTTGGCTCTGTTGGAGAATCTTTTCTTAAAATTTGATCAATGTCTTTAACACCTAGAGCTTCATACATTCTTCTGTAAGCCTCTTTTACATTATGAATATCAGGAGCACTTTGAGCCAACTGTAACTCTGTTTGAGCTAAAGTTACTCTTTGAGTTGTAGAAAATATATTAGGATCTGAAACAGGTAAGACATCTACACGGTCACTAAAGTCTTCTGCCTTTACAGTTCTATCAGCACCCTCTACTGAGTATGGATAAGTCTCAGGTAAATAATCACGAAAAACATCAAACAATAATTTAAATTCTTTTTTTTGAGAATAATGACATCGTTTGTGTATTCCTGACATGACTTTGGAGCCCCTCTCTAATAATGCCATTGTTGTTCCGACAGGTGCATTTTGATTTGCATCACCGACCTGTAAATCAGTTATAGCCGCAAATCTTTGTCCTGATTGAACAACAAATCCTAGTAGACTGTAAAGTGTTTGAGAGGGTTCTTTGTAAGGTAAAGGTAAAAGAGCATTTCTTAGATCACCATTAGGTGCATCTATGTCTCTAAATTCTCCTGGTTGTAGAGGCTCAGCATCATCTCTAATTCTAATGCCTCTTGATTTAAATCCTGCGGGTAAATTAGCTAAAGTACCTGCGTCTATTAATTGTCGTAAAAGTTGTGTCGCTGTTCTTGATAAAGAACCGATTAAATGTATTAAACCAAGTCCATAAAAACCTAAACCCGGTAAAAATTTATAATGAACAAAATATTTTTTCTTTAATTTTTTTTCATCACCTTTGTCATAGTTTCTTCTGATACCCACCACTTTACCTGAGCTGTCTTCAATGGTTACAATGTAAGGAATTTTTATTCCTGTGGGCTCACCATCTACTCCTTTATCCTCAAAACCCACTAAATCTAAGGACACATGAAACTCATAAAGCCTAACCGACTTATCCATGTAAGAAGCCTTTAAGCCCTCTATCTCATCATATTTTTTTTGAACTTCTGTTGGTTCAGTTTCAGATGGCATTATGTCTATGTCTTTATAAAAACCTGAAACTTGTTTTTTTCTAAAATCATTATAACTCATGTTAATTATCTGAGTTATTCTTTCACAAGAGTCTAAGTCACTTGCCATGTAATTGACAACTAAATCCTCTGCTGGAACAAATTTTGATACAGCTCTGTCCATCAACTCATCATAATAAACTTTTTTAAATGTAGAACCTGCTAAAGGTAAATAAAATAACATTTGATCAAACTCAGGAGTGTAATCCTCCATTGTGTTTGTTATTTGATAATTCATAAACTCCTCAACTCTTTGAGCTTGAGAATATTTTTCAGGTGTCTCCTGTCCCATAACAACTGTTCTTACAGGACCACTGGAAGGTAACAATTCTTTATAAGCTGTGGCTTGAAACTGTGTTGCACTCTCAGCTAACAAAGGATGAGTAACACCACTAGCTCCTTGAAATGGTCTAGTTCTTTCATCATACTTTGTACCTAATAAATCTAAGCCCTTCATGTAAGAGTCTTCCCAATCTTTTCGTGAGGACTTATCGTTTTCTAATTCTGCAAGTAATTCATCAGCAAGTCTATTACATTCTTGCTCATCCATAACTTCAGCTAAGTTTGAATAAAACTCAACTTCATCAGGTAATGTTTTCATCGGATCAAAATCTAATATTGCACCACCCTGTTCATCAATCTCTATATCTACTCCCTCAGGTGTAGGAATAGGCTGACCATCAATCTCAACTTCAGTTTCTGATTTTAAAATTTCTAATTCAGGCTTACCACCTAAGTCTAAAGATTTGTCTATGTTATCTACCATATTTATAATGTTTGCACTTCAGGCACTGGGGTTACATAACCACCTTTGAATTTTTTAACTGGCGGCGTAATTTTAATATTTGAAGTCTCGCCCTGTCGAAGTTCTGCATCGGACTCGGCTTTGAGTTTTTGATCGAGGACTTCTTGAGCCGCTGTTGCATAGTCTTTTGGTACACTTTTTACTCCTAACTTAGTATACAATCCTTGCTCAAAGTACCACCTAATAGCCTGAGTGTCACGAACTGTTTTACCTATTAGCGTTGATAAGTCAGTCATAAACTGATCAAATTTTGTTTTCATTTTTACAGTTGGAGTGCCTGTGTTTTCTAAAATTTTTCCATCTTTATCAGTCATGATTTTTCCGTCAGTATCTCTCATGTACATATTTCCACCCATCAATCTATTCATACCTCTAATGTTCCACATATCAGTCACATTGTTATCATCGGTCCCATAGAGATTAGCCATGAACTCACCGATCTTAGGACCAAAAGCTCTGTGTCCTGAGTATATCTCATTCATTTTTACACCTGAGCTACCACCTAAATTACCATATTCTTTTCTAAACTCATTTATCTCTCTGCCTGTCATTGGCGTATGTAAAAATTCTAGAAAAGAATCTAGTCCATTTGCCTGAATGTAACTATTCGCTAAGTTTAATTGTTTAGCTAAATTAGTTCCACGCACAGTCCATCCTTTTCCTGTGACAGGATTTGTCAGAGGTATCTTTCCTGTATCTGCAAATATATCTGCTATTTGTAACGCCACTTTAAAATCAGATCCGACACTGACACCTGAGGATGAGATAGCAGTTGTAAAAACAACTAAGTCTTTGAGATTAGGGTCCTCTGCAAATTTAGGATTAATTTTTGCAGCAATCTCCATCGCTTTTTTGACACCATCATCATACCAACCCTCACCTGTCACCTCTTGGCCTAACTGGTAATTAATCTCTTCCTGTCCCTCTTTCAACATGGTTTTATAATCATTATCATTAAAGATATCTCTCTTTGCTCCTTTATCTAAAAATTCTAATATGTCAGGAATTTTAGTTTTATCTTTTGTAACTAATTTTTTAACGTTAGCTATAAAGTTTGTCCCTGATAATATTTGAAGAGGAGTTGATTTTTCTATGTCCTCTTTCTTGGGAGTAAAGGGAGTCAAGTCCGATGGCTTGATCGGATCAGGGTCCTCGGGCTTTTTATCTTTGTCTTTTTTTTTCTTTACTACTTTTTTAGTCTTGTCTTTTTCTTCTTTAAATTTTGATAATGCGAAAGTGCCGCCAGGCGACGCCGCTAAATTTGTGACTATGTCTAATAAATTCTCTCTTGATATGTCACCAATAGATAATTGTTGTAAGAGGGCATCAGCTTGTTGCTGTCCTACGAGGCCCACGAGCAACGGTCCGAGGACCGAGAAGCTCCCTCTAAGAATTAATTGTTGAAGCATCTTAGTTACCTGTCATCACTTCTTTATCGTCATCGATAATTAATTTTGTGTCGTGAGTGATGCCATGCTTATCGTAGTTCTCTAAAACTTTAATGAGCTCATCTTTACTCATGTTTTCTAAAGGAGTGTCAGCCTGAACTTTGTTATCGTAAAACCCTGCAACCTTACCTCTGTTTACTTCAGCAGCCACGGCCGCCGAGTAGTGTTTGTGTTCTCTTGCTTCCTCTCTGATTTGTTTTAGGGAGGCCAAATGAGAAGCAGTAGATACTCCATACATTTGATGCAGATCTTGTTTCATCTCATTAACAGCCTCCACTACGAAAGGATTTAAGTGAGGGTTCATTAAATCAGTTGCAGTTTGACGTGCACGATTTTTTGAATATCCCGCTTTCCGTGCTGCTTCGGCCGCGGAACACTCTCCGAGTAAAACTTTATGAACATACTCATAAACGAATATCATTTGCTTAGGCGTTAGCTTTTGTTTCAGTCTCCTATCCTCAGGATTAATTTTTTTAATAGTATTCATAGCTTTGATGTTCTCTTGGGTCCATGTCGTCTTCATCGTCAAACAAAGAAACCAAATTACCTTGTCGATATCTTAACAGTGCTAGGGTGGTTGCGTCAACAAGATCATCATGCTCTCCATAAGGGAATGAGGCACACTCTTCTTGGACATCAAGGGCCCAATCATCCTCGGTTCGCCAGACGTGGCCCGCTTCAAATATGGGAGCAACAGAGTTTAATCTTACATGTTTGTCCTGACCACGGTTAGGTGAGTATGCTGTGGCGTACACTCCAAAACGCCTAAGCTCCTGTATCAAGGGTGTCCCTGATGCTTTTGCTTCTATAATAACACTGTCAGGGTCGTACATCTTTAACTCTTCTTTTGCAACTTGTTTAAGCTCAGGAAAGTCCCACCTTCCTTTTCTACAGTTTAACAAGATCAAATGTGTCTCTCTTCCTTCATCAGGATTAAAGACTCCCCAAGTTGTAATTGCTGAGTAGTCAGCAGACTCTTTTTTTGAAAATGCAGTGTCATAACTTTGAATTACAAACTTACAGTTTGGTGGTTCTTTCTTTTCCCACACTCTCCACCACTCACGTTTAATGATACTAGATCCATCATAGGTAGGATTTTGTTGCCACTGTGCATTCCACTTACTTGGAACCAAAGAAGCTTTAACTTTATCAAGCTCCTCCAACTTCCAATACTGTGGCCATATTGGTTTTCTAGTTTCATCGTCATCATCCTCTAAAATTGCCGGGAATTCTATGATGTCCCACTTATCTGCTTTGAGATCTCCCATCTTTTTTACAAGATTACCTGTAAGATCCTTGTCAGACCATCGAGTCATAACAATAACTATGCTTCCACCAGGTTGCATACGCTGTCTAGGTCCTGAAGTGTACCACTCGTAAGCGTTATCCATGGCTGTTTCAGACAAAGCATCTTGTTCTGAGTGAGGATCATCAATAATTAACAGATCAGCACCTCTTCCTGTTATTGCACCACCAACACCTGCGGCATAATACTCTCCACCAAGGTTAGTTTCCCACCTTCCTGCCGCCTGATTGTCAGTTCTTAACGTTACATCAGGAAAAACTCCCTTATATTCCTTTGTGTTCATTAAATTTCTAATTTTTCTACCAAATCTTATGGCCAACTCACCTGTGTGAGTCGCTTGAATGATTTTTAGTCTAGGATTTTGCCCTATCATCCATGCCGGGAATAAAAATGAGGCAAACTCACTTTTTGTGTGACGTGGGGGCATGTTAACTATCAGTCTTTGGTTCTTACCTGTCAAAAATTTTTGAAATTTTTCTGCAATCTTAACGTGATGTGGTCCCTCAACAAAATCAGGCCACATGGATTTTACAAATCTTAGAAAATTACCACGAGCTTGTTCTTGTTCTATCTTTTTTCGAAGCAATACCATCGCCTTTAATTGGTTCGAGTCTAACTTTGAGTAGTCTATACGCATATTTTACTCCCATAGTGTGTAAATGTTGCCAGGACAAGGCCAAGCGTGTGCGGAGCGGGGCCAAAAAATTGTGGTCCGATAATGCTTGATTTTATTGGGCTTTTCATTTGCTCTAAGTACCTAGGATATTTGTTGCATAATGTTTATTATCGGAACGCAAAACGCTATATTTTTCAACACTT